CCACTACTTGTGTTTAATTGAAAAGCATAGGCAGTGTTACTTGCTGAATTTTTAACAAATATAGCACCCGAACCTGATAATATAGATAAAGTATCAGCAGGAACTCCACTTGAAACTACTCCTTTTACATTTAAGTTTCCTGCAATAAATGCTCCTGTTAAAATATCTATCCAAGAACCATTGTCTAAAATATTACTATTACCAATTGCACTTGCACCTGTAAATTTAGGAATGTAGTTTGTTGTTCCTAATACAGTAGGAATTTGACTTGTTAAAGCCATAGTTCCGTCAGAAGAGGGCATTGTAATATTTCTAACTCCGTTATGAATGAATTTGGTTTGTTTTGAACCTCCACTATTTACAATTTGAAAATAATCAGCAGTTCCTCCTAATTGCGTATAACCAGTAGCACCTGAAAATCCACCCGACTCATTAATTAATAAAATATTAGATTTTATTTGAGTTGAAAACGTTTTTACTCCACTAATTGACTGATCTCCCGTTAATTTAACCACAACGCTATCTAAAGCGTAAGTATTACTATCTAAGCTTCCGTCTCCTTTTACAAATTGTGAGCTTGTGCCTCCTAAGATAGTTCCTAAGCTTTTATTTTTCCATAAATCAGTTGAACTTTCGTAAACTAAAACTTGGTTATTTGTTTTTGAACTTATTGCAACATCGTGCAACTCGTCAAGCTCATATCCGTTTTGTATTTTAACTTCAATTTGTCCTAAAGTTGCGTGAGAACGAGTTACTACTCCAATGTAAACTAAATGAGCCGGAGCCAATTGTTTTGTAGTTGTATATTCTCCAGCAGTTGTTGATGATAAGTATAATTGTGAACCCTCTGCAATTGCTGAAGTGTTAACTCCTATTAAATCGCCAGTAACTACAACATATCCATTTGAGTTATTTGTAATATCGGCTTGAACTAATCCAAAAGTTTGAGCTGACGTTGAGTCTCCAGTTGCAATTGCTTTTGCTATTGTTGGATTGTTTCCACTTGCTCCATTTATATAAACAACCGATCCTTTTGTAATTGTGGCACCTGAGTTATTTCTAACTAATCGAACTAAAGTTCCAGCTTGACCGGCAACCGGAAAAGTAATTAAAGTTCCGTCTCCAGCAATGTATTGAGTTGTGTCTCCGGTTGGAACTGGATATTTTCCGTTCAAAGCATTTTGCAAATCTGTTTGGTCTTCTAAATCTCCGGTTATAATTCCCCAAACCGGACTCTCGTCTGCTATTCTTATGTAAGCACTTCCGGACCAACGATAAACATTTCCTGTGTCTATTGTAACGTAAATTTTCCCTGTCTCTCCAGTTGCCGGCAAAGCCGCAAAATTTGCAACCTCAACAACATCGTCAACATAACTTGGAAGTTGTGAATTAGGTACTTTTCCGTCAACCAAATCCGCCTTAGCATCTAATATGTCGTTCAAGTCTGTTTGATCTGATAAAACTCCTGTAATTGTTCCCCATACTCCAGTTGCAGTAATTGGAATTTCAACACCAATAAACCAATAAGTCCCATTTGATACCAAAGCATTTAAAGGCTCTGTTGTTGTTATTGTAGCTCCTCCTCCAACGTTTGGAAAAGTCCCAGGACCTACTAAGATAAACTCTTGGTCCTCTGTTGCTGGTAAAGTCTCTCCGTCATTAACCTCAACCGCTCGAAAACCAACCCCGCCAGTAACGTCAATAATTTCGCCAATAAAAGTTGCTAAATCCTGTAAATTTCCTTTTTTAAGATAACCTCCAACTTCGTGAGGAATTAAATCTGTTGTACTGTAAGCGGCCGATTGTAAGTCGCCAACTTTTATCGTTGTTGTTGTTGTTGGATCTATTGCCATTTTTTATACTTTTATTAAGTTTGTGTTTCCGTCTTGTACAATTACACTCGGATCGCCATTATTCAATAATACTAATTCAATTCCAGCCATTAAAGGCTGACCAAATCCAGTAAGGTTACCGCTAAATGTAATTAGTTCATTAACTGGAGCAGCTTCTGAAATATCAGTCAAATAAGCTTTTCCATAATCAACAATCGGAAATGTTGGTCCTTGAATTTTCCATTCTAATAATTGCCTATCTCTTTTAAGCTCTTTTAAGCGATCATAACTGGCAACATTAAAGTTTCCTCCAGCAATTGTCGAATTGACTTGTATTCCGTTAAAAGATATGCTATAACTTTGCATTGTTGGTCGGCTTGTCATCCAGCCAGCGTTGTCTCTTGTTGTCGTGTCGATTGTTTCTGAGCTTTCACTAAATGAATTTTCACTCAAACAACCTATCGGTATATAAGTCCCCGATAATTTTATATATAATATTCTGTCTTCTCCTTTGAAATGTTCCATACTACAAAATTAATAAATTTTATGACGTAATTGTCGGCTTAACTGTATTTCCATAATCTAAAGTAAATTTATAATCTATATCGTTAAGTTCATCTCCAAAAAATTGCAAAAGTTTTACAGTTGTTGTGTTTCTTAATGCATCAAAACTCCATTCAATTGGTAAAAATTTACCCTCTAAATTATCAATACTAATAACAGACAAATAAGACATGTATCCGTAAATATCTCCAGTAAATACTTTTTGAGGCTTTTGTCTAATTCTTAAAATATCCTCTGCCGATATTCTTAAAATTGGTTTGTTTTCTACTTTGTCACGTCTTGACCATGATGTAGTTGCATCTGTTTCATTATTTTTAAAAATAGCACCCTCATATAATAAAGTCGGACTATCTCCGTTTGATATTTGAGTCGTATCTGTTGAGATTGAACTTGGTCGATCTTGTCTTTGTACAGTATGAAACTCTCCAATTGCTCCAGTAATTGAGTCGCTGTTATTTTTATTAATTATATCAATTAAATTAATTAGTACATTAGATGCAACTTCATTAAAAGATTTTTGTGGCTTATAAACAGAAATTATAATTGATCCACTAACTGGCAAAGCTGGTAAATTAATTGACAAATTTAAAACCCTTTCCATAACTAATCTTATGTCATTTACAGTTGTTGACCACTCATAATTTGTGCCATTAAAAAACAAATAATAATCTGTCCCACTTGTATCTAATTTTATTTGATATTTTAAATTGAAATAACCAGGGTCGTAAATTTCCCTAACTACATCATAAAAATCATCAAAAATAGTTTGACGTGCATTTATTTTTATATCTAAAACAGTATTAATATCAAATGCAATTGGATTTGAGTAAAAAATAACAGGATAAACAACATCGCTAACAACCGGCTCGATAATTATTCCCTGATTACTCAAAGGATCTAAAACTACATCTAAAGGCGAAACAATTGTATATCCTGGATAATCATATCCATTATGAATTAAATTTTTATTTGGTGCAATTGATTTGAAAAATCCGTATTTATAATTTATCCTCGCTGCTGAAACTGACCCTTTTATTTCTATTTGTTGATTTCCTCCAGCATGATGTGGATAAAAATTATTTATTTGACTACCTAAGTTAAATTCTAAATTTTTAGTATTTAATTTAATATAACTGTTGTCAGTTTCACTATACTGTCTAAATTTCACAATTGAGTTTTCATATAATTCGTTTGGTCTGTAAATATACCATTGTCCCTCAATTTGAGAAATTACTGCGTTAAATAAATTTAAAACAGAACTTAAAACATTGTTACAGTCCATTATTGTGTCGTTGTCATCTTTTACAAATCTGTCAACACTTACATAAGTCTCGTTTAACGGATCCAAAGTATCAGTTGGAGTCAATCCTTCGTAATAAATATTTACGCTCGTGTTGATGTTCATTTGCAGTCCTGTTCTCTTCAAACAATTATAAATAACATCAATTGCTTTTTGCTTTCCAACCCAATGTAAACCATTTGATTGAACAAAAGCCAAATCCTTTAATAAACCCAATCCGTCAACACATGTCAAATTCATTATCCACTGGTCCTGAACAAATGACTGATAAACTCCGTCCGGTTTTAAATATCCGTCAAATAATAATTTATTTCTACGATACATTTTTACAGCAAAAGAGTTTTCCTCCTCTGTGTATAAATCCTCTAAAGTTAAATCTGTTGAAGCGTTTAAATTTAATTCCAAACCATTTCCACGAATTGCCTCTAAATTATCTTTAACGGATCCATATTTCAAAACTCCATATCCAGAAACGTTTGTTGAAGCTCCAGTATAATTTTTTTGATATATTCTAACTGAGTAAGGAACTTGCTCCATGTCAGCCCAATCAATTAAGTATTTTAATTTATAACTTAAACTTGGATTGAAAGCATCGTCTGAAATTAAAATATTTTCGTTTGCATCCTCTGGATAAGTAACAACAGCATTTTCAAAATTTAAAATTATTTCTATTGTATTATCAACTCTGGAATAACTTATGTTTGAACTGTAATAAAATTGAACTAAAAAATTCAATGTTGCATCAATAGTCTCAGACAAAGTCGGTTTTAAACCTATTGACGTATAATCTACGTTATTGCCTGAGACGTAATCTAAATTTAAAGTTGTATATGCATTTGGATATAAAAAAGGTATTTCGTCAATGGTTATATCGTAACTAAATGCATTTCCAACTGTTGGATTTGCTGTAAATTCTATTAAAATTTTTCTGTTTGCCATTTTATCCTATTGCTAAGTTTCCGCCTAATCTTTGATTTGCTCCCAATGTATTGCTTAATACTCCAATTAATTTTTGTCCTGAAATTTCAAAAACAACTGTTCCGGATCCAGTATTAAAAGTTCCTCCGCTAGATACTGAGCTTTGAGGACTTGAGACACTTGCTCCAGTTTGATAATCTCCTCCTCCACTTGACGAACCTGCTCCAGATCCTCCCATTGAACCTCCTAAGCTTTTCGATTTTGCACTAAATGCCGAACCCAAAGCAACTAATCCAATACCGGCTGCAATTGCAACGTATGGGTTTAATGTTTGTAATGATTTTTTAACCGCTAAAATTCCAATACCGGTTTTAATAGCCATTTCTCCTAATTGTACTAAAATAGATCCCATTCCAGCTAATAAGGCACCTCCGGCAGCTTTCATAACATTTCCTCCGGTTGCCAATGCATTTCCTATCGCATCACCCAATCCAGCAAAAGTATTTCCAATTCCATTATAAATAATGTCGTTGGCTTGCTCATTAAAATCGTAAAGAGTTGTTAACATATTGACAGTCTCACTACTAACAGCCTCTTTACTAAGTAGCAAATTAGCAGCAACAAACTCTCCAGCTTTTCCGTATGTTTGAATTAATTGTCCGTCTCTTCCTATTCTATCTTTTGCAATTTGAAGCTGTTTATCGTCTAATCCAACTAAGTCGGCAGCTTTTGGCAATGGTATAGCTCCAACATTTCTTTTTGACCATTGTTTTTGTTTTTTTGGAGGTTTAGCACTTGCACCTGGTTTTAGTATAACTTTTGATGCCGATTGAGAAGCTGTTTTAATTAAATTCTCATACTTAGCAACCTCTTTATTTAAAGCAATAACCTCGTTTCTCGTCTCTTGTAATCTTTGAGTTGCTCTCTGAGAAGCCGATGCATAAAATTGCATTGAATTTGCAGCAGCTGGATTGCTAGCCGCTTTTTGATAAGCTGCCTCAGCTTTTGCAGCCTCATCTCTTTGTTTAATTAACCTTGCATTTGCCTCCCATAATTTTAAAGTTGGCTCCGCTGCCTTTTCAGACATTTTTTCAGCAATTGCCTTATTGATTAAAGCTTTTGTAACATCATTAACAACCGATGTTAAATCACTATACATTATCTCCTCTTTTGACAAATTGCCAAAATAGTTAGGGTACATTTTTTGCAACTGATCAACAGCCTCCAAACGCATTTTTTTACTTTGTGCTTCGGATTGAGCTATTGCAATTAAACCTTTTAAAGCTCCAGTTTCCTCAATTGCTGAGATAGTTGCCTCTCTTGAAGCCTCCTTTAATGAATTTGCAAATCCGCTAAAATTTCCAGTTAGTTTGTTAAATACATCACTAATTGTCAAACCTTGTTGAGCCATTACTGTCAATCCGGTAGTAACTAATGAAATAGCTAATAAAACCCCTCCTGGACCTAATAATGAAGCTCCAACGGCTTTCAAGGCATTTCCAGCTCCTCCAGAACTTTTTGCTAAATATGTGAAACTTTCAGCTGTTGCAGTTAAGTTGTTTCCAATACCAATAATTCCAAATGGAGCATCCTGAGCAATTCTTGAAAATTGAGTTAAGGTACTCGATCCATTTGCAGTTGCTCTTGAGTTATTATTAAAAGCAGTTGTTGTACTACCTAATGAATTTTTCAATCCATTTAATTTTGTAGTCGTATCTGCTATTTGTTTATTAATTGTACTCGTGTCAAGTCCGAGTTTTATGTTTGAGGCTTGTTGACTTTTGAGTTTTGCAAGTTCCTTTTCGACTTTTGCAATCTCAGACATAAATCCGCCACTGTCGGCACCGATTTGTACTTCTAATTTAGCCATTTTTCTTTTGGTTTAAATATTCTTTGTATGCTTTTAAAAAGTTTTCCTTTTGATCAGTACTAACTTCTTTTTTTGTATTGTTTCCTAAGCTCATAAACCTATCTATTGTTTTAGGTAACTTTTTAGGATCCTGGTGCGGTGCTATAAATGCACTCCAAGCTATTTGTCGGACCTTTTCCCATTCTCTCAACTCCATTCTCTTATACGCAAAAAGGCGAATTTGGAACTCTGCGAAAGTCATATCATAAACATCACTTAACCGCAAAATTCCAAGTTCGCCACAAGCAAAGGCAATAACATCTGCCTTAAAATCTATTTTTTTGGATTCACTTTTTTTTTGCTATCGTCAACCGGAACGTCCTTATTCATCGAGTCGTTAAAAGCTTTGTGAAATTCATTCCAAAAGCTCCCTCCAATTCCTCCATTTTCGTCAATCCAATCATTTACATCATACATTGTAAAATCTATTTCCTTAGAGTTTCTTTTATAAGAGTAAGCCAATGAATAATACATCATTTTAGGAATTAAAACAGCGTCGGCCTGTGAGCCTAATTCGTCAAGTCTTAAACCTGTTCCGTCTAACAATTCATTTAAAAAACCTATTCCAAAATGGAACTCTTTGTCTAATATAATTACTTTATGCATGATTTGATTAATTGGTTAATGATTTTTAAGCTTCTGGATCAGTTGTTACAACTAAGCCGTCTCCGTTTAAAGTTACTGAAAAAGTAGCCAAGTCATCTCCAGACCCCATATCCAAAGATAAGTCTGAGATTAAAGCACTTCCGTAATAAACTGCTCCAGTAACTCCAGTTACTAATTTCCAAGTGATTAAAGCTTTTGCAAGTTGCAAATCGAATAAATAATCGTGAGAAGCTTTTGTGTCGTCTCCTCCAACAGAAGTCGTATCGATATACTCTCCCTCTGCGTCTAAAGTGTAGCTGTAAATTCCAGCTTGTACTTTAGTTACTCCTGGATCGCATTTTGTGTTTGATTCAATAACAGAAACTGCTGTTGATAAACTGTTTGAAGTTAAACAAGCTACTGGTCTGTAAGCTGCTCCGTCGTGTACGTAAAGTATTCCAACTTCTCCTTTAATTGGTGTTGCCATAATTTCTTTTTTTAATTAAGTGTTAATTCCAAAGTTAAAAAACTTCGGTAAATATTTTCTGTGTCTGTAATAGTTTCTAATTGTGTGTTATAACTTAAATCCTGAGTCACAACGTCAAAATTTGCAACCTCTATTTGAGGTAATAATAAATCGCTTACCGCTTGTTCTATATCGTTTAATAATACTCTACTGCCAGCATTCCCCTGAGAGCTTGTCTTGGTAAATATTTCTATTAATACGGACGTATTCCAACGGTATTCACATTTATTTGCCTTTTCTATTGTTTTAGTCTGAGCCGTTAATAAGATATAATTCAAAAGCTTAGCGTTTCCAGTTATACGACTGTCAAAACATTTAATTGTTTTTCCCGATACCTCAATATCATTCAAAAGGTCAAAAATTGCCTTTCTAATGTGTTTATCTGGATTCGTTGTTATCATACGTCAAAATTACTAAATTTTTTTATTATATTTTGATAATAATTTTTTTAAGTTATCTAAGTACTGTTTTTTTCCTTTTATCCAAGCTGGATAAAGAAAAGGTTTTGGATTAACTCCAGCTCCTAAGATAGTTGAAAAAATTACCCACGCATATTTTTCGTCAATTCCTTTATGTTTGCACCAAAGTTTAATTGACTCCAAACCCTCTTTATAACTTCCGGTTTTTTTGCCTTTAAAACTTGCCGCCATATCTTTGAACTCAGCCGGAATACTTACTTTTGTTCCGGTCCCGAATTCCATATATCCTGCGTACATTTCTTGAGTTGATATTTTGTATTGACTATCTTTTATTTTTTCTTTGCTAATCGATTGAGCTAATTTACCAAAGTTTTTAGGTGCCAGTCTTTTTGCATCCGCCTCAATTTGCAAAGCAACGTCGTTTGTTTCCGCATCAATTAGCTTTTCCATATCGTTGCCATATTTGCGAAGCTCTTTAATAACTTGGTCAACTCCTTTAATCGATCCCTTTGCCATTTGCTGTTATATTAACAAATCTAAATAACTCGTCGTCATAACTCACATCGTTAACAACATATTTTGCTCCTCTATAAACAATACTCAAATTATCCAAATCAACATTTATCGTTGAGTTGTTTCTTATCTTAAAAGAATAATTATCTTTAATATAAGATCCTCCATTTGCGTTGTCTCTAAACGAGCTTAGTTGTCTAACATTTGCCCAGAAACTACCAATTAAAACGTCCTCAATAGTATAACCTCCAAAACCGTCCTCAACGTTTGAAGTTTTATAAATTTGAATTTTTCGGCTTAATTCTCTCGCAATCATAGAAAACGTCTGTTTACATCAATAGCCTGCATCACTGATTCCGGAATTAAGGTTGTATTAACTTGTTTTTCGCTTTCGTAATACCAAACCTTTATCATTTGCAAACAAGCCTGTATAAGCTCGTCTGGGACGTCTGTCGGGTCCTCATATCCTACGTTCAAAGTAACTTCTGTTTCATTTGGATAAAGATCACATAAGGAGTAATGAATTACAACTGGATCGGTTGGACTTACAATATCATTAATAGGATAATCGTAAACTTTTACCGGATGCCCTTTATAAACAACCTCTCTCGCATAAAATATATGATTTGTTCTTTTCTCAACGAAAATACAAGCTGCTTTAATCATTGATTGGATTTCGTTGTCGTCATCCTCCAAGTCTTCGTCAACTCTTAAATAGTTTAAAACTCTAGCCAAAGGCAATACATCTAAATACGCCATTATTTTTTAGCTTTTACTGTTTTTGGTTTTTCAACTGATCCACTTGCCAAAAGTTTATCGACAAATTTATTCTTTATCATTCTCTCAGCATCCTCTTTTGATAATTCAATTACATCGCCAACAACATAGTTTTTTTGTTCCGATAATTTATAAAAAGGTGCGATTACAATATAATTTTCCATAACTTAAATTTTTAATATTATACAAATTTAATAAAAAAGCCTATACAAAAATTGCATAGGCTTTTAATTTTTAGAAAGTTACAACTTATGCAGCAGTAAAATCTCCGTAAATGATTGCAGCTGGTTGCTCAACAGCCAAAGCAGTTTGAGACTCAATACGAGCTGTAATGTTGTTTTTCACGAAGTTAGTACCTTCTTGCTCAGAGAACTCTAAAGACAAACCTTGAGTGTTTACTTTGTTAACTCTTGACCAGTCTCCAACATAATATTTGTTAGCAGCTAACCAAGTTGCTTTGTAAACAGCAATTCCGTTGATTCTCAATACTCCATTTTCGTAAACAGCGATTCCTGGCAATCCGTATCCTGAAGATGAAGATTTTGCAGTTTTCATAATATCGTAGAAGTCTGAAGGACGAACAACGATTCCGTTTACAGCGTAGTTTGAATTTTCTAATGTTGCAATCTCATTGATCAACATTTCGATTTTGTTCTTGTCAGTGATAACTTGAGTTGAAGCAGTTGCAGCAGCAGCTAAAACTGTATTGAACGCAGAGTTTTCAGCGAAGAAATAATCTCTTCTCAAAGCTTGAGGAATGAATGAAGTCAAGAAAGGCAAGTTGTTAGCCATTTTCTTGCTGTAACGAGTGAAACCAGCAATAAAGTCTGTGTTTACATCTACCATTGTAAAATCGTAGTCTCTTTGTGCTTTAGAAGAACCTTCTGTTTGAGTAGCGATAGAACCTTCTCCAGCTCCCTCTCTTGGGAATGTATAAGTACCTCCAGAAATGTTAACAGAACCAACTAAGTCAGCAACGTTAACCAATTGACCTGGGATCATAACTGTATTGAAGTTATAATCTTTTGGTTGAGCTCCAGTTAAGTTAGCTAAAGTCATGTCTCCAACAGCTTTTACTTGTACTGATTTTCCGCTTCTTACTTCTTTGATTTCGTTGAAGTTTTCGTTTAACGCTTTCTCCATTACGTCGAAATATCCTTCAGACTTAGCCTCAGCTTTTTTCTCTTGTAATTTAACGTCTAACAAGTCAGCGTGATCTTGAATTGATTTCAATTCAGCTTTCAAAGCTTCTACTGATTCATTGTTTTTTGATTCCATTTTTGCCTCTAATGCTTCGATTAAAGACTTAACTTCTACTGATTGCTCAGCAGTTTTTGTTTCAACTTGTGCTTTGATTCCTTCCAAAGCAGCTTTAATTTCTAATGCTTCCATTTGTTTTGTTTTTTTAAAGTGTAAAGTTTTTAAGTGTATTCAATATAATCGGCTCCTCGTTCAAAGTGGCAACTTCTGCCGGCTCCTCCGTAAGTGATTTTAATAATTTTTCAATGTTTCTCAATCTCTCATCGCTATAATCTAAATTATATGATTTTTCGATTAATTCCATGATTCCGTAATGGCTTTTTATGCTTTTAAGTCCTTGAACGGTACTTAATTCATTTGCTCCCCAACTTGACAAAAAGGAATACTCCATTAATTTGTACTCGTTGATTATAGCCTTGTTTTTAGCGTCTCTTTGCAAAACTTGGTACCCAATACTCAATTCAGCATTTAAACCGCTCTCATGCATCAATTTTACGTCTGTAAACATGTCTTTACCTAATGGCTTATTCATATTAAACTGAGACGTTGTTAATAGTCCATAAGGATCGTTTGCATTTATTTCCAAAGGTACTCCGATCATCATTGTAGGATTGTGGTCCTTTAAAACTCTAATTCTTTTAAAGTTTTCCGTTACTGTCTTATTAAAAGATCCAGGAGCCGATATGTCTCCGTCTGAGTCTTTAAAGTTGTAAGCGTTTGCGTAAGCAACTACAATCCCTTTATTTTCGTCTAAGTCTTTTAAGTCGTAAGATAATTGTTTAAAATCCATATCTTTTATTTTTTAAATATAATATTCCCGTCTTTGTCTCTCTTTGCTTTAAAACCAATTGTGCATCTGCAATTTATAACTTGCGAGGCTTGTCCTTTTGGATCGCCTGGATACATCATTTGAGTTCCGTCTGCCATTATAAACGGATCGTTAAAATCAACAATTTGTCCGTTTTCTAATCTGTGGTCCCTTCTTGTTCTGTCGTCTTTTACACTTATCCACTCTTTTGTTGTTTCAAAGTTTGCTTGAGATGCTGCTCTCATTGCAGCAAATCCAGAAGCAAAAGTCGTTTCTGTTCTCGCTATTCTTAAAGCTTGCCATTTATAGAACTGCTGAGACCTGTTCACTATTTCAAATATTGCGTCTTGTAATTGAATTAAAGTCGCATTTCCTTCTAATTTTAATTGGATTGCTTTTATGATATCCTCAATAAGCGTTCCTCTAATACTTACTATTTTACTCCCACCCTCTCCTGATAAAAATAAAAGTATGTCTTGTAAAAAAGAGTCAGAAAATAAAACGTTCTTTGTTGTCTTTTCGATTTCTTTTTTTATTCTTTTGCTATAATCAAAACCAACCTCTTTGTAAATATCGACTAACATCGCCTTTATTTTTTCGTCCGTAATGTTTGAATACATCAAAATTTGATAATTAGACAAAGATATATTATTTAAAGGAATTTCCCCTAAAATCTTTTTAATATGCCTTTGTACTATCCTGTACGATTTTCTCTCGTACATATATTGTAATCGCTCCCAGTTCATTATGAATTAGCTTGATCAAAAGCTGTCATCGATACATCGGTAACTCTTTGCTTATTTGTCTCAATCCAAACCGTATCCATTCCGTCTTCCATTATTGTGTCATATTTCAAAGCCGATCTTATCTCGTTTGGAGTTAATGGAGCTTTCGCAAGCCAATCCATTTTCTTAGCCATATCTTCCTGCATTTCTGGCAAGTCGTCAATATCCCACTCAATAACTGCGTTTTCGTATCCTTTGAACTTTTTAATAAAGTTCTTATTTAAAGAGTCTTGTAATAATACAAGGTCCGGTAAAATATTATCTGTAATCGCTTGTTTTCGTGCCTGAGTTGTGTCTGTATTTCCTAAGCTTGTTTTTCCGTCATTATTCAATAACTCATCCGGCCAGTTTAAAACATTGCAAATTGCTTTTTGATCGTATTTTAAATATTCAAACGGTTTTAATTCGTCTGTCGTTAATGATATTCTTGTAAATGCTAATTCCCCACTTGCTCCAGCAATTCGGCTTAATCTCTCTGGACTTGCATCCATTTCAACTAATCGCTCTTTTAAGCTTGTAGCCTGGTCCTGAGTCAAAGGCGATCCTTTTCCATGAATAAAACCAAAAGCTCCTCCATTTTGCAAAGTTTTAACGTTTAAGTCTATTGCACTATTTTGAGAGTTTATGTTTCTTAAAGCTGCTCTTAACGGACTCATTCCGTATAAGTGAGAACCTGATAAATCAAAGTTTGGATTTGAGTATTTAATATGAATTATATCTTTTGCCTCAAATTTTATCATACTATTTCCCTCAATCAAAACGTAGTGATCAATCGGGTTTTCTGTGCTTAACATGTTTGCTTTTTGCTTTAATACAATTTGTATCAAATGAGCCGGCAAAACATATAATTGAACTGGCACTCCAGCATTTGCTCCATCTTCCGGACTTAATAAATAAAAATAGCAGTTTCCTGTTAATTTCATATAAGTTTTGTAAAGTCCCCAAACATCCGACCAAGTTTGAGTCTCGTTTGGTTGCTCCATTGGAAACGGCAAATCAATCTCATCGTAAGATTTTAATTCTAAGCTTGCTTTTTTGATTTGCTGTAAAAAGTCAAAATTTCCAGAAGTTGCCTTTTGGAATTTTCTTAGTTTTTCGTGATTATTTTTGTCTTTTACAACTTTAACCTCGTAAGGAACAGAAACAGTTTTTGTTGCCATTTGAGAAATACAAGCGTAAACGTCTGGATTTGTATTGTATCCCTTATTGATATAAGTTTTATTGTCAACGTCATAAGACGTATATCCTGCTCCTAAGTAGCTAAAAAACGCTTCGTTATAAACGTTTTTGCCCATTAACTTTCCTGTTAAATTTTGGAGTATATTACTGATTGTCTCTTTCATACGTCAAAGATATTAAAAAAAAAAATATTAAAAGGTAAAAAATGTTTGTTCAAAACAAAAATACATTCTCATCATTAAAGCATCGCTATAATCTGGCGACCTTCCAATTGATGCTTTTACCTTTTCTTTTGATATTATTTGGAGCTTTCCATCGCTGTCAATCTTATCTCGCTTGACCATTTCGAGCTCCTTTGTTATTTCGTCAATTATTGTTTGTTCTTTGCAATTTATGAAAATTTTATCGGATTGTATTAATTCGGCTAATTTAAAATAACATTGCGTTTTTAGATTTTGGTATTGTACAATTTGATTTTCAACTAATAAAGCTTTGCTGTTGTTAATAAATCCTTTGCACCCTTTCAACATATCAACAACTCCTCCTCCAACTCCATCCTCATCAATTATTACGTTTGACATTGGCACCTGGTATTTAGTTGCCAGCTCTCTAATTAGTTGAGCGATTTCTACTATTGAGGATTTGTTTAAACTTATTATATCAATAACTTTAAATCCAGACCAAACGCAAATAACCATTTTATCCGAGCCAAAACGAGCAACGTCGGCACTAATATACATTTGACCTCCTTCAACAAATTCGTTTGTAAAAACGTTCTGTATTTTATCAAAGTCAATAAGTTTTGACGGATCGTTGTCATACTCCCAGTTTCCGTAGTATAAACGTTGTTTACTATTCTCATCCAGGCTCAAAAGAGATTCTAAATAAGAAGCTGGTAAATGTGGATTGTCTTGAGGTAAAGCCTGAATAAACTTTTTATCAGTTTCAATCGTTCCGTTTTTTTGTTTTATATAGAATTGATTATAAACCCAATTTTTTGACGGGTTGCAAGTGCCTAACATTTTAGGCTCCAAGTTATACTCGTTTAATTTGTATCTAATACGAGATTTTAGGATTTGCCAAGCCTTGTGACTTATTTGGTTACATTCGTCAACAAAGGCTCCGGTTATCTCCAACGAACCTAAGCTGTCAAAGTTTGGATCGGCCGGATATAAAAATAAATCCTTTAAAAGAATTTCGCTTTTGTTATTCCAAGTTATTACTCCGGATTGTGAGTTGTAGTGAAATTGATTTGACAACTCAAGCTTTGATGTTAGTTCAAAAAAAGTATTTAAGGTTGTTTCTTTTAATGCTTTTAATTTTGACCTACCAATTAACCATCGAGTCTCCGGATATTTTTGGCATTGTTCAATTATCCATAAAACTCCAAGAGCGGATTTTCCTCCTCCAGCAGCTCCTCCGTAAACAACCTCTTTTGTTTTATTATCTTTTAAATAATAAACGGCATTTTCTTGTTTACTTATCAGTCTCATCTGGTTTGATTCCGTTTCCTAAACTTATAATGTTTGTTGTAACTTCTCCAGAGTGTTCTTGTTGAACTTTGTCTCCATACATCTTTGGATAATACTTAGCAGCTTTCCATTTTAGAGTATCGATTAAAATCCTTGCTGTTGATGGATCATACTTTCCAAGTCGGCAACCTTCCCAAATCTCATCCAATTGAGCATCAACAGAATCGGCTTTGTCTTGAATACTACGTGTGTATAAGTCAAATAATTCGTTGTGCTCTCTTTTCCAATTGCACCAAGTTTGGAATGTTGGATATTCGCTTTTGGAAGCTAAGACAGTTTTAATGTTTGCTCCGTTTGCTATTTCCTTGCAAATCTCTTTGCACATTTCAAAATTGTATTCGCTTGGTCTTGCCATAGTTTAATTATCTTTTGTTTATTGTATTGTATTTTTTCAAACCGTCGTTTTTATCTATTAATTGATAAATTCCAAATTTAACCGGTCTGCCATGTTTGTTTGTTGTTTCTTTGAAGTTGCATTTTATCTCAATTTCGTGATCCAATCTCAAACGTGAAATAATTGCTGTAACATTTAAGCATCCTGTCGTTTCCATTAGTCCGTTTCTTGAAGCGGTTACGTTGTTTAATAGCTCGAAAAGTATTTCGGCACTTTGATTTGTTGGTTTGTCTAAATTTAACCTGTTTCTTGTTTTAAAAAAGTACATCATAATTTTTTTGATTTTAAGTTAGTAAAAATGGAGGCATTTAAAGTAAATAACCTCCATTTCCCCATTGTTAACCAAATCAAAATCAATACAAATGTACTATTTTTTTTGACTTGGATTTGATAAATGTTGATTTTTATATTATTTCTTTTAATCCATTAAGTTTAAATACAAATTGACCGCATTTAAATTTTATCAATCCGTATCCGTCTTGAATCTTAATTATCTCTCCAATGTTTTTATTAACTTTTACTTTGTCTCCGATTTTCATAATGTTGATTTTGACAGTTAAAATTGTGCGTTGCAGTCGTACCCATGTTATTTTTAGTTAAATGTTTTTACAATTGCTATTTTTCCAATCACTTCAAAAACTACATATTTAAAAATACTTTCTTGTTCTTTTTGAGTTGCTTTAAAAAACTCAGTTTTAAATTCTTGGTTATCATTTAAAAAATTATTAAATGATTTTAATAATACTTTTTGGTTTGAAAATAATTCGTTTTGAGTTAATTCTAAATTTGTTAAAAAAGTTTGAGTTGACATATTGATTTGATTTTGATTTGTTAATTAATTTCTTGTACAAATTTAATTAATATTTTTTAATTACCAAATAAAAATGATTTTTTTTTTATTTTTTTTCTAAATCAATTATATCTTTAATGTTTGCAGCTTCTTTTTTTCTGTTAATTAAGTCAACAACTTCTATAACTTTTTTTAAAATATCTGGGTGCAACTCTATGTTTCGCATACGAAGTCCTACATCAATAGCCATTTGTCTATCTTTTAAAAAATTAAATTTATATTTTGTTTCACATTCAAAACTTGGCATTCCAGTATTATTTGTCATAACTTTTCTATTTCTTGTTTAACTTCTTGCCAGTAAGCAGAACCAGTTACATTAATTAATTCATTAACCAATATCAAACAACATTCTTTACAATTATAGCTTCCAAATGTATAGTCTATATAGGTTATATATAAATCTTTTGCTTTTTCTTTTAGTGTCATAATCCTTTTTCTTTTTTAAATATTACTAACTCATCATTATCATTATACTCAAAACAATTGTCACAATAATGCTCATCTCCTACTTTTTTCCAGCCAGCTTCGTCTCTTATTTCCTCAACATAACTCTCATCGTTCCAACAGCCATAATCTGTATTTTCGTTTACATCACAACCGCAGCCATCACATACAATTGTGAACATTTTTACTTCTTTTACCATCCTTTTTCTTTTTTAAATATTTCTAATAATTCTAAATTTGTGTAAAGTTCGTTTCCATGTAAATAATTATAGTATCTTATTAAATTAGCCGTTTCACAATATGTAACAAATTTTAAACACCAATCTCCAAACTCAATAATCTGTTGCTTTTCCATTTCTTTGGCTTCTTTAATAGAAGTATCAATAAATTTTAAAACATTTTTATCAACGTGAAGACGTATTTGCACTAATTTTTTTTCTAATAATTCTACTGCTGTTTTCATAACTTATTTGTTTTTAAATTGTTCAAACCATTCCGTTATATCATTTGGATTATCAACTGACATACTAAACAATATATCTAATACTTCTTCCTCACTATACATTCTTTCTTGTTGCCATCTAGCACCAGCGATAAAAGCTGGTCTTAAACGATTAATGTACTTTGAATAATATTTTTCAGCAGCTTCTTCAAGTGTTTCTTGTTTAGGTTTCCCACCAAAATAAGCAGAAGCTAAATCATTAAATTCTTTTGTTCCTAATTGTGGTATTTCTTGTTTAGGTTTTTCACTTGGAATGATTATTTTGTAATTTAATCTTTCATTGTCGTAGCAAGTTTCTACAATATCTCCTAAAGGTGTTATGTATTCTTTCTTAACCTCAACCTCCTCACAACTTGGATTCTTCACGAACCATTCAAGGAACTCATCATCAATAGCTTGTACACCATCTTTGATTAAGTCTTGGTCTGTTGTTAGGATGATTTCAGAATATTCGCTTTTACAAATATCCATAGTTGAACCACCACTCAATTGTCTTGAAACAATTACATTACCCAATAATTCAGTTTTACACAAAACTCCATTGATTAAAGCGTATTCATTAGGTTTAATTTCTTCATCAGAAGTGATATGGATGTTTTGGGGTTTATAACCAGCTGACGATATAAACCAATCCATAGCCATAGTACTATTACGATCTTTATACGATGTACCATTATAATATAACCTACTCGATTTGTCTGTTGGTAATACGTGTATGTTTTTCATGATTTTGATTTTTGATTTTGATTGATTAATTAATTTCTTTGACAAATTTAATTAATATTTTTTAATTACCAAATATAAATTAACTTTTTTTTATTTTTTTTATTCATCCTTGTAAAATTGTCCGTCAATCATTACTCCGGTACGCTTTGAAATTACATTGTATGCACTTTGCAAACAATCCTCAAGCTTCAATCCTTGCATTTCTGCCTGGATAATAATAGTCACTAATATATCGCCCAAAGCGTCAATAATCTCCTCTTTGTTGTTTTCATAAATTGCTGCTGACAATTCGGTAACCTCTTCAAATGTTTTTTCACATTGTGCGTCTGGAGTTCCGTTTTTTAATATTCCTTTTTGTTCTGCCCAGCTTATTACTAAGGCTTCGAGTTCATTGTATTTCATTTTTCTTTGTGTTATTTCTAATTTAAATCTTGGATCGTAATCATAAGGTACAGTTCCGACTATCATTGTATTTTTATCTAATTTCATAACTTTCTAATTCTTGTTTAACGTCTTCCCAAAATATTAATTCATTTGATTTTTCTAAATGTAAAGATGACCATTTATTTAATATTAATAAAATCTCATCAACTGCTAATAAACAACATTGCTGGCAATTATATGCTCCAAATGTAAAATCTATATAAAATCTGTATAATTCTTTTGCTTTTTCTGTCGGTGTCATCTTTTTAAATCGTATTTAATTGGTTTAACGTCTTTGTGTTTTTCTGCCAGTTCTTTTGCCTCTTCTCTAAGTCTTTTTTCCTGGTCAAAAATTGTTTCATTTTTTGGTTTATTTTTTAGTTTACTTTTCATAATTTTTCTTTAAGTTTTAATTTATAGGCATTTGAAGCCTCATCTATTGTTTTAAAAGTGCCTAATGAAATAATTTGTTTATTTATTATAATTTTAGATTGATATTTTTTTAAATCTTTTCTATAAAAAACACCAACTGGCAATCCACTTTTTTTAGTTCTTTCTTTTGACATATTTTCACGATGTGAAATAACTCTTAAGTTTTCTAAATTGTTATTTAAAGGATTACTATCAATATGATCAACAACATTTTCATAACCATTAAATTTGTAATTTAAAAAAGCTGCTGCAACTAATTGATGAACTGTTTTAGTTCTTCTTTTTAAGCCTTTTATTTGTATCCCTAATTCTTTATATAAAGCTATTTTTAAATTATTAAAATTGACTTCGCCATATTTAATTTTAGAGGATCCCTTTCCATTACCATACCAATCGACTTTAATTTTTCTTACTTTTCCACATTTTGTAACTTCAATGTTTGTTTCTAAGCCATTATACAAAACAGCTTTCCATTCTAATTTTTCCATAAAATAAAAAGCAACGAATCAAAAGGTGGTAGTCTTTATCATCGTTGCAATTTTAAAAAATTTTTATTTTGGCTACCACTCCGATACGCAAATATATAAAAAAAATAAATATAAATTTCAGCTTAATTTATTTGCCTTGCTTTGAACGATTATATATTGAAAACATACTTTGTCCTCAATTTGATTATCGTTCATTGTCCGTAATGTTTTAAGCCTCATTTCGAGCTTTGCTATCTCAACGCAAAGGTTTCCTACATATTGAATTTTACATTCTTTTAAATATCGTTTGTAAAGTATCAATTGTTTTTCGATTCGGTTCATTTGGGTTTTGTTATTCATCCTCTAAATACATAAAAACTCGATTCTCTTCGATTTTGTTATTATTTATAAAATTGTAAATCTGTTGTTTTGAATATCCTGTTTCGTTTGCACATTCGGCAACTGATTCGAATATTCTTTGGTCCTCAAGTCTTAAAACTTGTTTGTATTTCATTTCTCGCTTTGGGATGTAATAATTATTTTTTACTTTTTTACCCTCTTTAATACATTTTAAAACTTCTATATCCATTTCGTTGTATTGTGAATGATGTTTGTTTAAAAGTCTGTGATTTTTAATTCCAGCCTCAGCAAATATTTGGTTTATAATGGCATTACTCAGTTTCATAATTTAACTTTTATTTTGCTCTCTTAATTGTTTTTGAATTGATCTTATTTGATCATTTAATTTTTCGTCATTTGAGCCTTTTAAATACAAGTTGTTTTGTTTTTTAAGTTCAGAATTACTTCCATATCTTACTTTTTTTTAAATTGTTTAATTGCTTCTACTGCAATAGATTTCATTTTTACTACTGCTAAAAAATCATTACCTACATCACTAAATTGAGAAATTTTATTTAAAGCATCTACTAATTCTGAAACTTCCTCCTCACTATAACCTTTCTGTTGCTTTTCTATTTCTTTGGCTTTTTCAACCATTAACTCAATTCCTCCAATTCCTATTGGAAAATACTCTCCAAGTTCTTGAATTAAAAAATCTACTGCTGTTTGTTTTTTATTGCTCATAATTTATGTATTAAATGTTTCGTTGTAGTATTGTTCTGCATTATCATAATGTCTTTTATCTAAATTGGCAGCATCAATAATCTGTTGCTTTTCTAATTCTTTGGCGTGGTTTATTTCTAAAGCAAACTCATTTAAAAATCTTGGTTCATCTTTAAATAATTCAATAAACCATTCTACTGCTGTTTGTTTTTTATTGCTCATAATTTATTTTTGATTCAAATATTTGGTAATAAGTTCTTTTTTGGTATTTTATCTGGCTAATAATAGCCTGAGCCTTTTCTGCTGAAAAAAGCCTAGCTTTTCCTTTTAATGCGTCTGGGAATATTTCAAGTCTGTGGATGCGTTCTTTTATCGATCCGTAACTTACTCCACACATTTCAGAAATTTCCATTGCAGTAAAGTAATTGTCCGTTGGTTTTGATTCTGTTTTGATTTCCTCTGTTTTCATTTTAAAAATGTTTATATGTAACGTTTTTGTTATTGCCAAATAAAAATTTGCTTACAATGTCGATAAATTTTTCAAGTGTTTTCATAATTATTTTATTGTTTGTCTTTTTGCTTTTAATTCCCTAAGATAAGGTTTCTTTTGTTCGTCTTCGCTCCAGGCCTGTATTAAGTCCTCAAGCTCTAATCTATTTATCCCCTCTGTAATTTTGTCGATGTAAATTAAAACTCGGTCCCGAAAAGAATTGTTAGGCTTTATTTTTTCGTATGATTTCTTAACGTCATCAATTGAGATTGTGCTTTCGGTTATTGTTTTTTTGTTTTTGATATATTCTCGCTCTCTGGCTTCGGCTTTCATTTCCATATACATCGGAAACCACTCTCCAAAAATTAAATTGCTGTCAACCCCTCTTTTTGTAGTCCCAAATGTTCCGGACCTTGCCAATTTAAAAAATAAAACAATATCCTCAAGGCTATCGTAAGCAAATTTTTGTAAAGTATCAATTGTCAATATTTCTAATTGTGTTTCGCTTAACTTAGTACTAAATCCAAAAGAATCAATAAATCGGTTTACTAAAACTTTTACAACAGCATAACCAACTTTTCCATTTTCATTTTTAAAAATACCTCTTATAACTGGTTTATATAAAGTTTCGTTAATTGTTAAGTCCATTTCTAAAACTGAAAGGCTAACTGATCCAGATACTATACTTTTAGCTAAATCTAAAGTTTTTTGCTGTATCTGATAAGACTGCGTCTTCAAATATTTCTCTGGTTGTTCGTTCTTGTTTTCCATTGTTAAAAGTATTTGATTGTTTTAAATTATCAATCCAGCTCCATTTGAATCCGGACCAGCTTTTTTCAACACAAATTTCTAAAACTTCATTTATGTTGCAAGTTCTTTGTTCTAATTCAGCAATAAAATTTTTAAATGCCGTTTCTGTATTTGTTGCTTTTTTTGTTTTTCGTACTTTAAGCCAATCCTCAACTAATTGCCTTTCAAATCCATAATCTAATAAACTACCTAAAAAAGAGAATTTAGGCGAAGCCGGTAAACTTTCATTTTTTATTATTTCATTTTCTATTATTTCCTCTTTTATTATATTATATTCTCTTATGCCTTTTGATTCGCTTTCAATTTGGTTTTGATTCGCTTTTATTTCGGTTTCTGTTTGCTTTTTAGGTCTTCCTCCTTTTGCACCGTTTAAGCTATTAACTGAGCTTTTGTTTGTTGCATTAAAGTATTGATTATCTAAGAACTTAATAACAATTTTGTCGTCTTGTAAATCAATAATTCCCTCGTTTAAAAGTTCGTCAAACTCTTCCTTGTAATTAAACCTTTTTAAAAATTGAATTTTAGATAAATCGCATTGCCTTTGCCAATAGTAAGAGCAAATGTTAATAAATAGTCCCTGAGCCGATAAAGTACAAAATGAAATATCTTTTGTGAGATATTCAGCTGGCTCAAATTGAAAATAAGGTAATTCCTTTGCCATTGTAAAATTATTTTATTAAAACATAAACGGTTATAAATCCAAACGCTTCTCACTTCGTTTTTCATTATAACCGTTGTTTAATATCTTTAGTTTGGTAATGTGAGAAGCCAACCACGAGCCAAATGTAAAAATTTTATTTTAATTAAAAAAACTTTTACTTAATTAAATTGTGAAAATCCTATTTTATAAGGAATGTAAATAAAACCTTTTTTACGCTTAGTTCTATGAAATATAAGCCAACTATCCTGAGTCATTATTTTTTTTACTATTTCGCCTGTATTCGTGTTTATTGCAATGATTTCAATTTCATTCATTATTTAAACTCTTTGCATTTAATATCATATTGCAATTTTTTTGCAATTAGTTCCTCTCTTGTATATTTGTAATTTCTTTTTTGATCCGATTCAGACTCTAATTTTTTTACAAATTCAGTTCCAAATCTTTTAATTAATCCTTTGCGATATTCCAATAAATTTCCAGATAAATATTTGTTGCAGTGAGTATTGCATTGTTTATGGCAATTCCTTTCGTCAAACATTAATCCTGAGTACATTCCGGCCGAAAAATAATGACCTCCAGCCCAATCGTTTGTATTTGAGTTATTGCAACTAATACAAGGTAAATCTTTATCCCTTAGCCTAACATATCTTTGAAATGATTTCTTAGCTTCGGCTTCTAAGTCTGAAAGTGTTTTTAGCTTTTCTTTTAAAATACTTTTTTCCTTTTTAGCCTTATTTGCTTTCAATTTATTTGTGTAATCAATTGCGCATTTTGGCGAGCAAACTGGTACCAAAGGACGGTTTGGAGTAAATACTTCGTTACAAACTTTGCATCTACGAGCTTTAATTTTATATTCCATTAAAATAAAGTTTGTAATTTTCTTTCAACTGTACATATTGTATCGTTATGACTTCCACCATGAGCAACTAATAATATTTCAATAAGCTCCATATTTCTTTTAATACCAACTCCTGAGCTATTCCAACCAAAACAAATAACTATTCCGTTTGGTTTTAAAACTCTTGAAATTTCGTTTATATGTTTAGTCCTCCAACTGCTTTGAGTAGTTTCCATAGTAACCTCAATTCCTACATTTTTATAACATTCACTAACTTGCCTTAATGAATAAGGTGGATCGTAAAATACAAAATCAATTGAATTATCATCAAATTTTTTTAAAAAATCAACAGCATCCAAATTAAAGTTAGTATTATAATCTGGATTCAAATCATTAGTAATTTTTGCTAATTTACTTTTATTTGCAAAAGGGTCAATACTTAACATTTCTTTATTATAATATTTATGTATTAATTTTTGAATACATTTAATATCAAATGTGTTATGATTAGGCATTTCCCAAACTCTATTAAATTTCATATTTTTATTTTTTTAATTTTAAAATTAAATCCTCATTTGGTAAATATCTAAAATAAAAAGACCATAATAAAAAATAAATTGAATAATCTATTTTTAAAGTACAAAATTCATATGTAGATAATAAAATACATATTATTGATAAAATTTTTTTCATAAATTTAAAGTTAAATCCTCGTTTGGTAATGGTACCTCAACAGAAAACCATTCTTTTAAAAACTCTCTAATTTGAGAGTGATACTCTTCCTGTTCCGTTGTTGTGTTTTCTGTTGTGCTTTTTGGTACATTAATAACCTCTCCTGTTTTTTCGTTTACAATCTCAATCGTATTAAATTGCATCTTATAAAAGTCGTGTACTTTTTCGCTGCTCCAAACCTCGCCCCATTCTATTTTAATGGCTTGTTTTGTTATTGGTACAATAATACCCCAGTAATATGAATTTTGATTGTTAGAACGTTTCTTTTTTGGTTTCTCAAAAGTAATTAAAACATCACGTCCCTCAAAACTTTTAATCGTTTCTAAAATTTCGGATCTATTCCTTTTTAAATTTCCGTTTATTACGTTTGATGTTATTTGTACTTTCATAAGCAAAAAAAAATGGAGCCGAGATATCCCTTATCGGCTCAAAATTAATTAAAAAGGTAAATCGTCTTGAGGCTCTGAACTAACTACCTCAGCATCATAGACCGGAGTCTCGTTTGCGACAGTAGTTGCGTGAATATACTCAAAACTTGTAACCATTTTTTGGCGTAAAAACTCTGGTATCTTATTAAATTTTTCTTGGTCAAAATTTTCGTAAGTCCAAACATAACTCGGATTAATTTGTGCCGGACATTCTAAACCTTTTGGAAGTTTTGAAACGCTTCCGATTTCTGCGTATGTTTTGGTACCGTCTTTAGATTTTTTATGTGTAATATTTAACATGCAAGGCGCTCCTATAAGTTTCTCTATATCGAAACTTTTAGCCTCTTCATCTGTAAAGTCTTGACCTCTCCAGTTTTTTAAGAAACTTCTCAAAGTTGCCTTTTCGTGTAATGATAAAGTAAACTCCTTAGAAATTACATGAGGTTGCTCTCCGTTCTCTTCTTTAAATACTTTTAACTCAGTTGGAAGCTCAAAAGTGATTCTAACTTTGTTCATTGTTTTAATTTCTCCTTGAAAGTTTTCGTCAATAGTTCCGATGTGAATCATTGAGTAACATCTCGCTGGGTAACTTCCGGCTTCGATTGGTTGAATTGTTGAGCCTCCTGTGTTTGTTGCTAAAATTGCCATTTGATTTTAATTTAATTGGTTAATATGTAATTGATAAACTTGATTTTCTGTTTGTTGTGCTTACTTTTGGTATTTCAATACCCTCTGAGTCGTAAATTGTATTATCTGATTTTAAAGCTACTTTTAGTAATTCTTCTCTGTCTTTTAATTGCTTTTGCAAATCCGAATAAATTGGATCCTCTGAATAGTTTAAGCTTTCGCCTCCATTTCTGAAAGTACCCTTAATTCCAAAAGCTTCAAAATTCTCTTGTCCTAAGCTTTCTTTTAATTCAGCTTCAATAATTGATAAAGCCTCTTTAAGTCTTAAAGCTTGAGCATAAACCTCAACTTTATTAACTTCTCCGGCATCCAATAAATCGGCTACAAATTTCTTACTGGTAATTTGGATTTCTTTTTTTGATGGAAGGAAATTAGTAGTTTGTAATTCCTGCTCTCGCATCAATTCGAATAATTGTTTTGACATGATTTTTGATTTTGATTTTGATAAACAAATTTAAAAAATATTTTTTAATTAAAAAAATAAAAAGGTAATTATTTTTTAATAAAACTAAAAATATGTTCTATTATTGGTAATGTCCAACCATCACCTAAAAGACTTGCAGCGTGATTTCTTGTAAGTATATCGCAATAATCATCAGGAAAACCTTGAAGTCTACAAAGCTCTATTTTATTTAAAATCCTCACATTTTGATTAGGTTTAAATTCAGGATTGTCAAATACTAAATTAATCATTCCAAGTTCAGTATATCTTTTATATAATTTATCTTTGTTTACTAATTGTCTTTCTTCGCTTTCTAATATAGCTCTTGCTTTTTTTCTATCAGTATACCCTGAAGTTAAAACGTCTTGAAATAATTTTCCTTTGTCTTTAGGTTGTGGTATATCTGTAATTAAATCACCAAACATACCATCTTCTTTTGTTCTTATATTACTCCAATAATATCTATCTCTTGAAGCAGCAACAACTAATTCAGAATTAATACGAACAGGATAAACACCTAATGCTATACTCATAATTCCAATATCTAATTTATTAGCACTTCCTACATTTTCTTGAAAAAATAAAACTTTTGAATTTAAAGATTTTATGTGTTCTAAAATTTCAATAAAAGTAAAAAACAAACTCGATTTTTTTCCATTTATTCCAGCACGTTTCCCAGCTGCTGACAAATCCTGGCAAGGTGATCCGCTTAAAACCAAATCAATACTTTTCCAATCAATATCCCATTCTCTCCATTTTGTAACGTCTCCAACTTGTATTGTATCTGGAAAGTGATGTTGAGTTAATTCAATAGCATAAGGCTTTATCTCACTAGAATAGTATTTATTAACTTTTATGCCTACATTTTCCAAAGCTTGACGTCCTGTATTCATTCCGTTAAATAGTGATAATACATTCATTTTTTTACTGGTTTTAATTTTTGCAGTTTTACATTTAAGCCATTTCTAATAATACAAAGGTCTCTCGCTTTTATAGCTTCAATCTCAGTATCGAAAAACCCGCAAAAATATGTTACTCCAAAGTGAGTAACTTTTGATTGATATTTGCAAATTCCTCTTTTGTAATTTACTCCGGTGTACTTATTCATTTGCTAAAATTTCAGTTATTGCCTCCTTTTCCTGGATGATAAGAATCTCAAATATTTGTCGTTCGTGAATTGTTAACTCTCCCAAGGTTCTGCCGTTTAAAGTAACTCTTCCATTTACTAAAACTAATTTAATTTCGTGCGACAATCTCTCTCCTTGCACCATTGGCTCAGTTCCGATAATTTTTTCCATTTTATTTTGATTTTGATTTTGATTTTATTGGTTCGTCATTTAAATAAGGTTTTGTTATTTCAGCTATAAAAAGCTTTATTTGGCTTTGTATTGGCTTAGGCAGTAAATCATTGTATTTAAATGTTTCAATACCTCTTTTGTACTTTGGCTTTCTTCCTGCTCCTCTTTCGTTTTGTATCATTGTTTTTATTTTAAAGATTTCATGTATTTTATTGCTGGCTCCGGATTTCCGTAAGCTTTAAGAAATTTTGTTGAAATTGTAATCCCAAAAAATAGAATTTTTTTGTGGACGTAAAACATTTTCTCTTTGTAAGTAAGCTCGTAAACTTTTTTAAATGGTTTCATAATCCTTTTTCTTTTTTAAATATTTCTAATAGTTCTTTAGTATTATATTCGGTATATATTATATCTTCATTATATTGAATTACTAACCATTCTGCAAATTTAATGGCAAAATTATCGCATATTTCTATACAATCATTTGTGTCAAATTTTAAAAAATGAGGTTTAGAATTTTTTAATACTTTTTCAAACTTTTCTTTTAGTTTCATATTGTATCGTATATTGATAAAATTATTTGTTTTTCTTTTTGCTCTTCGTAAGTAAGGACTCCGAATGTTGAAAGTGAACTCTCAAGCTCAGATAATCTTTTTAATTGACGTTGCAATAATAAACAATGCTTTACTTTATCCTCAAACTTTCGTTTTATTCGATCCAATTCCTCAATAAGCAATTGTTCCTCTGTGTAAATTTCCTCGTCTTCACGCTCTCTCTCGTAGCCTCCAGCTTTCCAAGTGTCGTAATTATTCATTTGTTAATTCGTTTATAAGTTCAACACATTTCTCAATACTCTTTGCGTTACCTATTGGCTCCTCGCTGTTGTCCATATTCCAGAAAATAAATTTACTTTCCGGATGAGCTGGATAATAATTATCGTTAAGCTCAATTTTGTAGTTTTTAAAAGTCATTATTTTTTGTTTTAAGTTTCCAAACACCTATTGAACTATTTGTTTTGACTGGTTCATAATCTCTGCATTGCCAATTTTTTACTAAATTTATTCCTATAAAATTATCAACTATAATAAAGTAAAAACTTCCAAAAGCCCAGAAATAAGTTTCTGTTTTATATCCTGGCTTCATGATCTAAAAATGATTTGAAATAAAACATACATTGCCATTAAATAAGCGAAATTTTGTTGATTGATTGATTTTGATAAAAAGTTTTTCATTGTGTTTGATTTTGGTTATTAAATTAATTTCTTGGACAAATTTAATTTAAATTTTTTAATTACCAAATAAAAAGATAAAAAAATTTAATAAAAAAAAGCCACTCAGTTAGAATGGCTTTGATTTACAATGGTTTAACTAAAATTAAAAAATGTAATTATTGATTGTTTTTTGACTTACATAATAATTGAAAGTTGTAAAACTGCTCCTTGTATTTTTAAAATTAACCTTTACCCAATCGGAAGGAGGACTAAATGCACCAAAGTTTTGATACTCAAAAGCTGTCGAGCTGGTTAAGTCAAAAAGTAATTGATGACTGTCTCCCTTTGAAAATTCAATTTGATAACAATGCAATTTATATTCGTCAATGTAATTTTTTATCTTTTCTATTTGTACGGCATCCAGGTGCGGTTTAAATCCAAATTTCAAACTCTTATCGTCTTTACCATGGGTTAAAATAAAACAACGATTTTGGACCAAATAATGATCGATAAATTTTCTTTGATTAGTTACTGAGACATTTTTATATTTAAGCTCAATATATGCCTTAAAAGCCGAATTAACAATATAACCAAAAGCTCCTGAGTGATTATCGTTGCAAATGTTTACAATTTGGATATTATCGTAATACTGGACCAAAGCATCAACTAAAGTTATTTTGAAAGTCAAAGCAACATCAAACGCTTTTTGATTATCCATATTTTGAGGCAATTGATGACCTCCTCTGGTTGTCATTCCATTATAACCGTCCATAAAATCGCCTAACTCATGAATTAAAAGTATGTTTGATTTTTGATTGTTTATGATTTCATTTACAAAAATATCTCTGCGTTTAAATAGCTCCTCTTCGTTCCAGGCTCCGTCATATAAAGAATGACCATCACTAACTTTCATTCCAACGTGAACGTCAGTTAAAACAGCTCGATCAAATAAAGCAATTTGCTTAACTTTTTTAGCCTTAATTTCAACCGGTGTAATTTTACCCTCAAAAAACTTTGAGAAGTCAATTTCCTCTAAATTTACCTTTGTTTCTTTAGTTGGCTCTGTAATAATCCATTGTTGACCATTTGAAACGTTTGTTGAAACTCTTTTTATTTCATGGTTTGAAGGAATATCAATTAGTTTCTTTTGTCCTAACTTTTCAACTGTGGAAATTACTTTACCACTATCGTTTAAAGTTCTCCTAATCTCTTTAAACTCAGTATTGTGAAAATCCCTAAGTTTATTAAGTTGCTCAATCTTTTGCTTTGAAAGTGAATATTTGCAATTGCCTTTCGTTCCTAATTTTCTGTTTTTCAAAACCAAACCCAAAGCAATAGCTTCCATTTCGGTTAATCTAATTCTTTGATTTGACATATATTAGATTTTTTTTATATTACGGAGTGCAATATAAGTTAATTTATAGAAACAATTTATTTTTGATTTGTCTATAAACAAACATTCCGGCCGGAATAAGTAGAAGCCAGAAATAAACAAAATTGTTCGCTTTTTTATCTGTGGTTTTATTTTTTGTGATTTTATTCTCTTGTTTCTTTTTAGCAACTTGTTTTGAGGCTTTTTTAGACACAATTTTAGTTGAGGTATCTGTATGCTCATTTTTGCTTTTTTTATATCTTAAAACAGCGTTTTTATAGCTAATTCCGTTTATTACCATTTCAACACCGCAAACCTCTGGAGTAATTTCTACCTCTTCGTAGTTTTCAACTATTTTAATATTGTTGTTTATTGTAGAAACTGAGTCTTTTTTCTCAATTGAGATTGAGTCGGATTTTATTGCAACCTCGCTTTTATCAATAGTAACTTTTCTGGATGCACATCCAATTAAAGTAAATACTAAAAATAAAATTGAAAGTTTTTTCATTAGTAGTTAGTGTAGTAAGTTTTAATTCCGTTTCTCTTTGCTCTTAAAACTTGTTTTCTGTTATTGTCTTTTGAATAAGAAACGTGTACCCAATCCGGATTTTTATCGGTCCCAAACTCAAAAATAAGCTGGTCAAAATCTAAATTTTCTTTTATGTAGTCAAAAACTTGTTTGTTTGTTATACTGGTCCCATCTACATCGATGTCAATGGCTTGACCTGAGCAATGTTGGCTCTTTGCAGCTCCATTAACGGCATTGTTTAAGATTCTGGAACGGTAACCGCTAGAAATGTGAATAGGAACCTTAAAATGGTCCCTAATCGGTTGAAATACATTTAAAGCCAATTCCTTTAAATTTTCTAAATGCTCAGAGGTTGGCATATTGTTTATGCCTCTCCTTTTTGCCGATTCACTTCGTACAACTTCGGCAAGTGATAAATTTTTAGATAGTTGCATTACTTTGTGATTTCGTCTAAGTCGCCCTTTATCTCCTTAGCTCTATTAAATGATTTTTTTAATAGTTGCCAAATATCAACCTTAAAAGTTTCCTCAATATTTTCTTTTATTGATACAAGCTCAACAAAGATTAAAAGAATGGCACATATTTTTGTAAACATAAAATCAAACCCAAAAGCGGATTTGATAAACTCATTTAAAACATAATTGTCAATTAAATATAAAAACACAATACAAATTTCATACAAAGCCATTTTAGAAATTATGTTGGATAATTTTCTACTTCTTATCGATTTCCAGCCGTTTAATTTAATGCTCTTAAATATTCCAGTAAAAGTATCTAAAACAATAGCCGATCCGACAGCAATTAAAAGTCCGTATATTGGAACAAATAATAAAATTAGACTTGTAAAAATGTAGTTTATGTATTTCATTTAATAAAAGGGGATGCCTCAACACCCCCAGACTTTTTAATTAACCAATTCCTTTTCAACTTCTTTTTTCTCTTCCTCTTTTGGAGCTACAACGTTAATCGCTTGAGCTACTGCTACTGCGTCTTGTAATTGTAATAAACCTCCTTTTTGAGCTAAATGAGCCACTTGTACTAAAATCTCAATTGCTTGTTTTTGATCCATTTTGATTGATTATTTAAAATTAATTTCTCAAAGATAATAATTTTATTATTGATTTGGTAAACTTAATTGCACCATAACTGGATTGTTGATTAAAAAAATCGCATCCTCAATTTGTTTCTCCAAAGCCTCTACGTCTAAAATAGACTCCAACCAACCTACAACAATTTCCTGAGTTAGTTCCTTAAAAGGAATGTAACCCTCTGCCTCCGGAGCCGGAAAACTTTGTGCTCCATATACATCACTTGAAACACCATTCTCATCTGTTCCTGTTAATCTCCAATGTACTGTTTGAACTACGTTTGTTAAACCGTCTTCGTCAATTACGCAATCTAACGGGTTTGTTACCCAATTAAAATTTATCATATTATTTGTTTTTTAAAATTTCTATTTCTGCTTTTAGTTCTTGTATAGCCTGAACTAAAATTGGCACTAATTTAGAGTAATCAACTGATTGCATTTGTTCAGCATCTTTTTCTCCTGTAACTGCTTGTGGTATTATTTCCTGTAACTCGTGTGCTTTTACACCATAAGAACGTATATTTTCAGATTTCCATTTATAATCATAAGTTTTAATTTTAGAAATTAAATCTAAACCTGAATAACTTCTAAAATCTTCTTTTAATCTGTAATCAGAAACCATATTATAAGAAGTCCCAACAGAAGTAACTGAAATGCTTCCAACAGTAGTTGAACCTCTTAAAAAAGTAAATACATCTCCATTTGTATTATTTGAACGTTGAATATAATTTGAATCTGTAATTGCTAACCAATTATAAGATTTTCCAAAAGTTGCACCTACACTTGTATTTCCTGATGAAGTAATTGCAGTTGTAGTTCCAACTAATACATCACCACCTGAAGTGATACGCATACGTTCTGAACCATTAGCGAAAAAATTCATAAAATTTCCACCGTGATCATAATTTAATATACCTGAACTATCTGTTGATGAATTACCAAAATATAAAGTACCTCCGCCCGCTACTCCCGAAGCAGAAGTTGATTTTAAAACAACATCAATATAAGCAGTACCTCCAACAGATAATAATCTTGAAGGACTTGTTGTTCCTATTCCTAAATTACCCGAAGAATCAAGCGTTAATCTACGAGTAGAAGTACCACCTGAATTTGTACTCCAAAGGTCTAAT